GGTCCGATGGTGATGAAGTGATCACCACGCCGATCACCTTCGTCAGCACGAATCATCCTATTTTGTATGAACGATTAACACCTGTATTCGCAGATGTTGACCAGTACATGTGTCTGGACCCCGACAGTGTAGAGGAGCAAATCACCCCGCGCACCAGAGCCGTAGTTTTCGTAGGACTTGGAGGCAATGTAGGACAGTACGCCAAAATCTGGGAGATATGCCAATCTCATGGGTTAAAGCTCATTCTGGACGCTGCTCACATGGCAGGAACGCGCTGGCTAGATGGCGATCATGTTGGTGCAACCGCTGATGTTTCCGTGTTCAGCTTTCAGGCAGTGAAAAATCTACCGACGGGCGATTCTGGCATGATCTGTTGGGCAGATCCTGAAATGGATGCTCAGTCGCGCAAATTGTCCTGGATGGGCATCGACAAGGATACCTATGCAAGGTCTTCCGGCACCGGATACTCATGGGAATATGACGTGGAGAATGTTGGCTGGAAATACAACGGCAACAGTATCATGGCAGCAATGGGACTGGTTGCCCTGCAATATCTGGACGATGACAATCAGCATCGACGGAGCATCGCAGCCCTGTATGACAAGCTGTTAGCAGGTGTCTGCGAGACCGTGCCCATGTCCCCAGATTGCGTCCCGTCTCGCCATCTGTATCAGGTACTGGTAGATAACCGCAATGAAGTGGTCAATGCGCTGAAGTTGGCTGGCATTGGAACGGGTGTACATTATGTCGATAACACGCAGTATCCGATGTATCACGGATACTTGCCCAGAGCAACCGAGGCCAGTAACCGTCTATTGTCGCTCCCCATGCACTTGAAGATGAGATCGGTAGAGGTGGGCAGAGTTGCTGAAGAACTACGGAAGGCTATTGAAGGAGTGAAAACGAAATGAAACAAATTGGCTATACGTCTCAGGGTGAGATTATTGTAACCTGCACCGAGGAGGAAATTCGGGCTTTCCATCTACTAAATGATGTTGCCAGCGGGAATTCACTTCCCCGTTTTTTGCCTAACGGACCAGCGATTTTGCCCGACTTCAATTACGAACCATTGCTTAATTCCATTGCTTCGTGGATGCAGGTCAAAAGTCGCGCCAATGAATTGCGTTCACTGGCAGATCAGATCGATCAGGAGATCAAGGCGGCAACAGAATGATCCCGCATACTGGACAGCAATTAGTCCTGGACTCCAGAGATCGCTACCGTGTTGTGTCTACCAGTCGGCGCTGGGGCAAAGATGCACTATGCAGATTTTGCATAGAGATATCCGATGCTCGTGAAATCCTCTTTGTTGGTCCAAATCACGGGATGAACAAATTCTTCAAAACAACAATGGTGGTAAGCAGCGGCAGAAAAATTGTCTACATGGAGAAAAACGAGGATAAATACAGGGGACATCAGTTCGATCTCGTCATCATCAATGAGCCTGCGACCATGACTCCTTATTTGCTCGATGAACTTTTGCCGTGCTTAATCCCAGACGGGAAACTGCTGGCAGTCGGTACGCCTGTTCCAAGCCATAAGCACCAGACCGACCTGTTTATCGAGTTGAAGAAGTTCGCCCAGAGCAAGAAGCACTTTCTCGATGCAGCGTTCTTCATGTTCCCCATCAAAACCAACCCGTTCCTTAATGCCGAGGATCTTCGCAGTGTGGTGGAGTCCTCCTCCGAGGTCGGGTTTCGCGCGGATATGCTCGGAGAGTTTGTTGAACTTACCGGGGATGATCCGCCTGTCATGGAAAGTCCTTACAGGATATCATGACAACCTTACTGGAAGCCATCCGCCGACTGGGGCGAGATGCACGGCAGCACAAGTGGCAGTCGAAGCGGGATCGGTACTTCGATCAGCGCGAAATGTGGCCTGATCTCTATTTGCCCTGGTGGAGTCCGCCATCCGATACGCCAGACACTGAGGAAGGTGAGGTTGGCATATTAGGGACTGCGGAAGGCTATATTTACGACCCAGATTCCGAAGGGAAAACCTTTGTACGGTTTATGCGAAAAGGCTCCTTTATCTCTATTTCCATTGACGATCCATTGGGGGTTGCGGCTGGTAAATATCCGGGCACAAAAGTAATTGTGAAATTTAAGGATGGCCGCGCCTATATTGCCACAATATCCAGTGAAATTAGCAGCATAAACGATAGTAGCAAAGGATACAAATGACCTGCATTGTTGGCATCGCTAAAAACGACACGGTATACATAGGCGCTGATAGTTCATCCAGCGTAGGCAATACAATGCGAACCAGCCTGCTGCCAAAGGTTTTCGAGGTCGGAGACTTCCTCATTGGCTATACCTGGTCATTCAGGATGGGGCAAATCTTGCAGCATCATCTGACTGTTCCCAGGCAGAAAGACGGTGTTTCTGACGATGCCTACATGGTCAAAGTTTTTGCAGAAAACGTTCGCAGTTTGTTCAAAGAACATGGTATCTCCAAGATCGAAAACAATCTGGAAAGCAGCGGAGAATTTCTGGTAGGCTATCATGGAACTATCTACTGCGTCTGTAGTGATTTTCAGGTCAATCATTACGCAGAGAACTATGCTGCCTGTGGATCTGGCGAAGATTATGCACTCGGATCGCTTGGGTCTACTGAGAAAATGAGGGATGTTGATCATCGGATCGAACTGGCGCTGACTGTTGCTGCACGCTTTAGTCCTAACGTCCGTGGACCTTTTATGGTAAAGTCAAAATCATGGTAAAACGCGATCAAATAGAACTCTTTATTGCAACCTATGGACTTTCTCATGGTGGACAGTTTCCCACGATGCGCGAAATAGCGGAAGGGGCTGCCACAAGCGCAGGGAACGCCCACATGTATGTCAGGGAACTGGTATCATATGGAAAAGTATCCTGCAAAGACAAGAAGTACTGGCTAAGTGAGTCCTCGTGGGATATATCTGAGCGATTAAAGGCATTGACCGATGTCAAATAAATCTACAGAACGCAAACCCTTCCAGCCTGACCTGGACGAGTGGATCCCGCCCGATGAACTCATTGAACTCATTGCAAACAAGGATTTATTGCAGCGAGATCGGGTCGAACTCATTATTGCTTTCTATGCCGCAGATCACGGTGGCAATACACCGACCTACGAGAAGATCGGGAAAATCATGGGCATCTCGACGGGCAATGCGTTCAACTATGCAATGCAACTGACCCGTCCCTGGGAATGCCGTGCCGTTAAAAAGAACGGTGAATTCTTTCTGGTCAATTCTCAATATAGCCATCCCGTCATAAGAGAGAGTAGATTTTCTGAGGTAATACACACCTCGTAGGATAGTTTTATTACCCCAGACTACTTAATTGTCTATAGCCTCAAAAGCATCTAATCTGTTGCCATTAGATGCTTCTTTGTTTATGGGCTAAATCATGTGACTGACGGGCAGCAGCGCTTAGATCAAACTCCAGACCGAGATATCAAGTCGTTTTCTCCTGCATTCAATGTGGAAGAAGAACGGCTTGCTGAGATTCAGGACCAGAAAGAACGCTTTCTGCGGACCTATTCCGAGTTTCGGGCGCACCTCGGTAAAGCCTGTAAAGCAGCGGATCTACAAAAGTTTATGGTCTATCGTTGGCGTGAGACTGATCCAGCCTTCCGCCAGCTTATGGATGATGTTCAAGAGTCCATTGTAGATGATGTCGAAGATGCGCTGGTTGACATGGCGCTTGCCCCGGATACGCCTGCCGGAGCCAAAATCAAGGCGATTGAAATTCACCTGAAAGGCAACCGGCCAGAGAAGTACAGCCCGAAGCAGGAATCTGGACGGGGCGACATTGTTATCAATTTCGTTCTGGGCGCTCCGCAAAAGAAGGATGAAGAGACCACCAGAGTCATAGATGCACAGGTGGTCGATGGACAACAGGATTAATGTCTATCTGGGTCTCGCCCTTCATCCTGGACAGATAGAAGTCTATGAGTCGCCTGCCCGGTTCCGTGTTCTGGACTGTGGTCGACGATGGGGCAAGACCGTTACCCTTCGTGCTGAAATACTTCGAGCAGTGTCCGAGGCCAAGCGCATTGCCTACATGTGCCCGACCTACAAGATGCTGGCAGACATGTGGCGCATTGTCAAGAACATGCTTGCGCCCATCACGAAGGAAAAGAAGGAAGACGAACACCGTATTGAGACCATCAACGGTGCAGTCGTGGAAATGTGGTCACTGGACAACCCAGATGGTCCTCGTGGACGCGAATACGATCTCGTGCTCATTGACGAGGCTGCGGTTGTTCCCTCTGGTGACACCTGGCAAGAAGTTATCCGACCCATGCTCATGACCACGCAGGGTCGTGCCCTGTTTGCCTCAACGCCAAAGGGTTACAACTGGTTCTGGAATCTGTATCGACTGGGCAAAAACGACGCTTTTCCCGACTGGGAGAGCTGGCACAAGCCTTCTTCCGACAATCCGTTCCTGCCTGCAAGTGAAATTGAAGATGCACGTAAAACTACGCCCGTCAACATTTTCTCGCAGGAATACCTGGCCGAGTTCATTTCGGATGCAGGATCTGTGTTCCGCAATCTGGAAGAGATGGCGCAGGGCTTTGTTCAGGCTCAGCCAAAGGCCGGTCATACCTACGTCATCGGCGTTGACCTTGCCAAGACCAATGACTTTTCCGTGTTCACCGTCATCGACGTAACGTTGATGTCGGTTTGTTATATTGACCGGGCCAACCATGTGGACTACAAGCTGCAAAAAGGTCGCATTGTTGCACTGGCAAATCTTTTCCACGCAGCAGGCATCATTGTCGAGCAGAATACCAACCTGGCGTTCATGGAAAGTCTCATGGACACTGGCTTGCCCATTATGCCCTTCACTACCAGTGGTAGCAGTAAGGCGCTCATCATTGAGGCACTGGCTGCCGCCTTCGACAATCGTCAGCTACAGGTTCTTCACAAGGGTGAAGCCATTGACGGTCAGCCGATAGGTCAGCTTCTTCTGGACGAACTCCATGCATTCCAGATGGAGCGACTGCCATCTGGCGCATTCCGTTATTCCGGTCCCCGTGACTCGAATGACGATATGGTGATGTCTCTAGCGCTGGCCTATCATGGCGCAACCTACGGTGTTCCCAAGTGGGCACCGGAACTTATCGATATCCCGCACGCCTCGCAGGGCATTATCCCCGCTGATGTGCTTTATGGAAATGTCCAGTTTCCGCCTCCTCCGCCCATTGATGTTGCATGGCCCACTGCGGAGTACATATTCTTATGAGTCACCGTAATCGACACTTCCAGGGCAAAAAGAATCGATCAAAGCAGATCACGCAAACGATTCGCAAGAATCGCTTTGAACTGGACCTGAATGACCTGCCCTTCAACGTCATGGAAAACAGCGGCAGCGCTATCAAGACTTACCTGAATCAGGAAGTCGCACTGCTACGTCCGCAGGTCTCCTACAGCGAGATCGCACATTTGTTCAGGACAGCAGTTACAGCACGTTCTGCCATTGAACTCCGCGCTGAGTCGCTGCGCCAGGTTGACTTTAAGATCGCCAATGCCGCTGGAGAACTGCTCGAAGAGGGAGATCCCAAATTCTTCACCCCTCGCGCTCAGGGCATTCAGGCGGCATTCCAGTCTAACTTCCAGAGCATTATTGAGCGGTCTGAAACGTCCTACTGCTGCTATGGCGAAGTGTTGCTGCGTCGGTTGAAGACTCAGTCTGGCATTCTCGACGGGTTTCAGTGGATTAACAATAACTTCTTCCGCCGTGAGACCGATACTTCACGCGGTCTGGGCGGTTTCCATATCCGTCCGGTCTGGGGCAGCGAGCTTGAACCAGATCTGGACTGGTTGCCGCCGGAAGACACTGTTTATTTCCATAACATTGACTTCTTTGAAGACTTTGGCGGCACGGGTCCGCTGATGGTCGCTTATGCGCAGGCTGCTACCGAGACAGAGATCACAGCCACGCAATTGATGTTCTTTCGCAACATGGCGATGCCATCCTTTGTTATTCAGCCTGCGGACGGGTCGAGTTATGTCCCTGGTCCTGACCAGAAACTCGAACTGAGTGAATACCTGCGCCGGATGTATCAGGGCGCAGCCAATGCAGGTCGCACGGTTGTTCTACCCACACGTTGGGAAATGCTGAAATTCCAGCAAGACTTCGATAAGCTGGGAATGCCCAACCTGACCGACCAGGCGCGTGATGCCTGTCTGCGTATCCTGCGCGTTCCACTTGAACTTATTGAGCCACGTCAGGCGCAGCGTGCGCAGGGCACAAAGTTCTACGACCAGAAGCGTGAATGGCTCATTAGCTGGCTGGTCCCGCAGTCAGAACGCTATGCCGACATCTTCACTGAGCAGGTTGCCAAGCCACTCAATCCTGAATGGCGCATTGTCCCCACCTTCAAGCGTGTACGTGGCCTGGACGAGGATATCTCATCCCGCACGGATACCGTGAGCAAGCAGCTTAAGGACGGTGTTCTGGATCTGGCAAATGCTCAGAAAACACTGGGGCTGAATGTAGACGAAAACCTGACAGGTCTGTACCTTATCGGCGGCATTCCAGTGCCATCCGCTGAAATGCAGAACTACTGGCGTGTGGCCCCTGGTAATCCAGGCATGGTTTCCGGTGGAGAAAATGCTAAGCCCGATAAGCCATCCCGCACAGGCGAAAGCACTCCACGTGCTGCGGAAGTGGGCGCATCTACCGAAGCGACTGCACCTACCGCACCAACAGGCAAAAGTGTCGATCCTATTCCGTTCCTGCCCGATGCCCAGCACAAAGAGTTGAAGAACTGGCGTGTTCTCATTGAGCGCAAGGGCAGAAATTATGCATTTAAGAGCGACTCTCTACCCGCCCATGCAGTAGCGTTTGGTCGTTTCCTGCTTTCCGGTGAAGAACCGTCGGAATCAATCTGGAATGCCATCCGGGTGCAGGCGGTTAAAGGCTACGAGGACACCGAGGCACAGTATCGCACTGCTCTATATGAACTCATGACCGATGCTTTCCAGGGAAACTTGAATCGCAATCAGTTCGGAGTAGCAGGGCGTAGCGAAATTGAGATGGCTTTCCTGAATGCGTTTAAGAACGGAATGCAGGAAGCGGGTACAGATCCCGCTGAGATGACCGATGAAGAAAAGTCAGCGCTCGATCTGGAAACAAAGCAGGAACGCAGTTACTGGACTGCGCTGGCAAACGACATGTATCGCAATGTGATTCCGCTCAGGGAGACCCCTGAGTTTTCAGCAGCCCGTAATGCCATGCTTAGTCGAATTGAACTGTGGATCAATAAGGGTCTACAGGGCATGAAGATACTGGGCAACATGTACGGCAAGATGAACGGCATGAAGAAATTTACGCTTGGCGGCACGAAAGACCACTGCGAAACGTGTTCTGGTGCTGACGGGCAGGTGCATCGTGCGCGTACCTGGCTCAAATATGGAATCTATCCCCGCTCCGATAGTTGTATCTGCACGGGGATTAACTGTCTGTGTACGCTCGATGACACAACTGAACCGGCCAATGGTTCACTGGCAGGCGTACCCATCGCAGGCACAAAGTCACATGACCATCATGACCATGAGCACAATATGGTCATTGACACTGAGGCGGTGGCGATATGAGTTTCTTCAGCGTGGAGTACAACCCCTCAGTCGCTGTAGATGTTCTGCGTGACATTCGCCAGAAGGTCGCTGCCATCCGCGAACCAATCTACGAAGCTGTGCATGGTCCCATCCATGAGGCAGTGGTGGAAGTGGTCAATGACCGCTTTGCCCCTCCACCTGGTGATGTTGTGCATCCCTTTGATTTCGCAACCCTTCCCAGTCGCAACTGGTATTTCTGGATGAAGAGAACCGGGCAGATCCCTGGACAGGACTGGGACCCGAACGGTGGACAGTGGGACCGCACCGACAAACTGGAAAGCAGTTGGGTCGTCTCCGAAAACACCAGTGCCAATGATACTTTCCTGACCATAGAGAATGACGCTGTGGACTGGAAGGGTGACAACTACGCGCAGGCGGTCTACGGTCCAGATGCTGTTCCAGGCCATGAGAATACAGGCTGGGGCAACGACTTCGAGGACGCTGAGAATGAGATTGCAGATCTGGTCGAAGACATGTTACTTGAAGCGCTGGACGAAGCGTTGGGAGCTTTCCAATCATGACGGCCAAAGCGATGAGCAGCGCGACAGGGGCAGCAGGCGGTTATGTTCTCCGTTCTACCATTGGTATCCCGGCAAAGGATGCTGACCACCAGGACGGAATCATGATCGCGTTCAAGATTCCGCCTGTTATTGCCCAACATCTGATCGCACTGGCGAAGGGCGCTGGACTACCAGAAGACTGCCTGATGCCAGTCGATGAAATGCATGTCACGCTGGCCTATCTGGGCAGCACTGATGATCCCGGTTGGATGCCAGATGAGGAAGCGCTGGAGTCCGAACTGACTAAGTTCGCACAGGGCTGGCCTGCGCTCAGTGGCACTCTGAACGGCATTGGTCGGTTCATGGATGCGCCTGATAAGGACTGCATCTACCTGAACTTCGATTGCCCTGACCTTCCACGTTTCCGGCAGGCACTGGTTGCTTTCCTGAAAGGTGCGGATGCCGATCCGCTGGAGACTCATGGCTACACGCCGCATATGACGTTGGCCTATATCGATAAAGAGATGCCTACCCCGACAATCCCACTCCAACCTGTCCCTGTGACCTTTGACAGTCTCTGGGAATCCTATGGAGAGGCAGGGGATTACACCATTCCGCTATCCGGCGGGAAAGGAAAGAAGTCCTTGACAGTGAAAATTGTAAAGAGCAAGACCGACGGTAAATACCGCGTTCTGGACATGACTTCCGGTGTGCGTTCTCCTGAAGAAGGCTACGCCACACGCGAAGAAGCCATTGCCCATGCGCACGGGGAAGTGCCCGTTGCTACCAAGTCTGAGCCAGATGAGGAAGTGATCGAAGAGATCTCCGATGCGCCTGCTGAGACTGAAACAGCAGTCGATGAAGTGGCAGGCGAAAAGGCTCATCATCCTCGTGGCTCAGAAGACTTCAATGCCTACTTCTACGGTGAAGCGCCAGAGGAAGAAGCAGCAGGCAAGGATGCCAATCCTGACACGTATGGTTATGTGCCCGATAAGGACACACCATCTTCGTGGAAACTGCCGATGCCAGACGCTCGACATGTGTTGCTGGCAGCCGCAGCGATGGGACCTAACCCTCCGCACGGTAATCGTGCCGACATTCCCGATGCTGACAAGCCAACAGTTCGTTCCCGCATTCGGGCACGCGCGGCTGAACTTGGCCTGTCCAAAGAGGATAAGGCAAAGGTTGCGGCTTATCTGTCTGGCAAAATGCCATCCGATCTGAGCGAGAAAGACTTTAGCCTGTGGGCAAAAGTCTACGATCAGGTGATGCAAGAAACCGGGGATGACGTTAAGGCTACGCTGGCAGCGCAGGGTGCTTGCAACCGTGCCTCAATGATTGGCTCGAAGGCAGTCGATGGTCTACCGACCTCGGTTGAGGGCTGGATGATGCTTTTCACGGATCCTGAAAATCTCGATTTGCAGGATACCTTTTTTGATGACATGACCAAAACGTTTGCGGATTACTACCCGAACGCGCCTCTGTGGATGGAACACGGCAAAAACCCCGATTACGGCGGGGACCCTATTGGGCAACGCACCCTGGTAAAGGTGTACCCACGGGGAATCTGGGGAGAGCACGCTCTCCACACCGACCATCCACTTTACGTCCGCACTGCGAAAGACGCAGCGAACGGTGTGTTTGCCTACTCTAGTGACAGCCTTTCCCATTATGCGCAGCAGGGGTATGACCCCGCTGACGGACATCTGGGATTGTGGCCGTTAGCGGGATGCAGCCTTACTCGCACCCCTGCCGAACCGGGACTTGGCCCCGTGCTTGCCGCCAAGAGTTTGGAACTGGCTTTGAAGAGTGTGATGCAGGAGCGGGAGGCGACTGACACGCTTGAGGAAGCCACAAAAGCAGAAATAAGAGAGGGAAAAATGGATAAAGAAGACGAGAAGGAAGACCAGGAAGAGCAGAAGGAAGACGCTGCAAAGGACGGTCTCGAAGAAGTCAATGATGCAAATGACGACTTCGATGCCGACGAGCAGCCCGAATCAACCCTGCACGCCCTGGCACAGATGTATGGCTGTGAACCGGAGCCTACTGCGGTACGCGGTGCAATGGACAACCACATTGCAGCGATTAATACCGAAGGCAAAGCTCACCCGGATCTGATCAAGGCACTTGGTATGCCCGAAGATAGCAAGGCCGAAGATGTGACCAGCCACCTCAACAACCTGTACAGCGCTGCGATGTCAAGCGAAAAGGACGATGTTCCTACCGCGACGATGAGCGATCCAGCACCGTACAACTATTCCGTCCTTAGCCGTCACTTATCAAGCGGCGGTGGTTCAAAGTCAGTGGGGCCATATATGACTGGTTCAATCGCCCAGAAGGGCATCAATCAAAACACTGGCATCACCAAAACGCCTCTGGCTGGTGTGTATGCCGACCTGAAGCGCATCGCGCGGATGGAACGTCCTCGTTTTGTGATCGGCGCGGAAAAGGCAATGTCCTCCGCTTCGGGTCCAAACGGTGGTTATATCCTGCACCAGGAGATTTCTCCAGTCGTGTTGGACCCGCTGCGTGCCAAAGTCGTTTGTTATCAGCTTGGGGCTGAGCACATCGACATGCAGGGCACGAACGTCCTGACCGTTCCTATCATGAACTCAGCGCCCGATGCGCAATGGGTTGGTGAGAATCAGGCCGTCTCTGACAGCCAGCCTGGGTACCGCACGGTTACGTTGTACCCGCACGGTGTCTCAAGCCTGGTGAAGGTCCCCTTCAACGTTGAAGCAAATATGACTCCACAAGCCGAGTCGCAGTTGCGCAACCAGATGGCGAAGTCGATTGCCTTGAAGATCGACAAGGCTGCTTTGCTTGGTACGGGCGGTGCGCTCGTGTCCGGCGGCGGTATGGAAATCGTCGGTATCCTGAACACACCATCGGCTCAGACCTATGACATGGGCGGGAACGGGCGTATTCCTCAGTTCACGGATATTGGTCAGGCGTTTGGTTTGCTGGACGATGCCAACGTGCCCTATGATGACGGGTCACGTCGCGGTATCGCACTCCACAGCCAGATCAGCCGCGCCTTTACGCTGGCGACTGACACTCTGGGCAATCCTCTGCTGCGTCCTGCGTGGCGTGCCGCAGCCGAGCGTGAGATCATGGCGATGCCATATGCGATCTCCAACCAGATTCCGACCAATGTCGTTGAAGGGACCAGCACCAACTCGTCCTATGTCTTTGGTGGCGACTGGCAGTATATGTACATCGGCCTGAGCGATCAGGTTGAGGTGCGTCTGGACCAGACCTTCGCTGGGAACTTGCAGGCTGGCCTGCTGATCTATGTGTACGCGGATGTGAAAATCGTGTACCCCCAGGCGTTCTTCGTCATGAAGGGCGTTCTTCCCGTCTCCATCTCCGGCGTAACCACCGGTACCAACTAAGGAGAATGAAGCATGTTTACGTATTTAGATAATGCTCTTGGCATCAACTGGCTGCAAAACGGTGCGGTTACGTCCAGCACCACACCTGCGGGCGTGGACCTGGTGAACGCAGTTGGACCAGTCTTGATGGCCATTCAGGTCCCAAGCGGCGGCACTGGCACGCTGTCTATTCAGCCCGTGATGGCTACTGACAACACGACATTCGTGAATGTCCCAGCCGATGCCATTCTCAATCCTGTGACTGGTGTGCCCGGTTACACCATTCCCAATGTCGTTGGCTCTGCTGGCGGCAAAGTTCAGTTCGGCCTGAAGCGCGATGAGTTGATGCGCTATCTCAGCGTCACGCTGGCTCCAGTTGGTGCGGTCAGTGTCACGGTCAACGCCATCGAGCTGCACCTTCAATCCTACACCTCACTGAGCGTATAAAGGGGGAACCTCATGGTAGATGGACCTTTCCCCGCAGTATACGCCAGTGATGGCGACGGCTATGCCCCCCCGATGTTGGGGGGCACTCTCGGTGTCAAGTACTTCCAATTGACACCGACCACGGGTTCAAACAAGTTGGCCTTCACCCTTCCACAGGGCGCAACGATCATCGGCTTCGATCTGGATGTCCAGACGATCTTCGATGGTAGCGCAACTCTGTCCGTGGGTGAGAGCGTGGCGCTGCCCACCTCGTTCCTGAACGCCCAGTCTGTTCTGGGTACAGCAGGACCGGTGTTCAGCACAGCATGGATCACTCTCAACAAGTGGTTCACCAAGTTCAGTTCGCAGAAGCCCGTGTACGTCACGATGGGCGGATCTCCAACCGTAGGGTTGGCCTATCTGGCCTGTCGCTACGTGTTGAAGTAGGCGGTGCAGCATGGCAGTTAACGGTAGTTCGCAGTCAGTTCACATCACAGGCACCGTGTCTACAGTGGCATTGAGTCTGGTGGCGTTCGGATTTGATCCCGGTGTGGCTGCGGCAGCAGACCGAGTCTTTATCAGCGTCGGAGCCAATGCCCTTCGCGTGGCGTGGGATCACCCTGTGACGACCAATCCACCCACAACAACTGCCGGGTTGCGACTGCCGACGAATAATTTCCCGATCTTCGAGGTCGTTGGTCGGGAAAATACTGCTGCGCTTCTGATGATTCGGGATGGCTCAGCCGATGCGACGGTCACTGTGATTGTGGAGACGGATTAGCGATGTTCCCTCCTGACAGGTTATGTACGCTGGCGCAGGTTCGTGACGAGGCTAAAGTGCCTGATAGCGATCATTCCGGTGACAACTGGATTGTCAACAATCTGGTCGATCTGGGATCGCGTCTGAATGTCATGACACGCCAGCGCTATCTGCCTTACTATCAGGAATATCGCTATGATGCTTTCGGCACATGGATCGATGACGTTCAGCGCAAGTTAGATCTGGGCCGTCCCATCCTGTATCCGACTCAGGTTATTGATGCCTTTGACAATGTGCTGGTATTCGATGTGGATTATGTGTTTGTGCAGAAAGACTCGCCAAACATGCAGTTGCAGCTTATCAGCAATCAGGTCTATGGCTGGTCGTATGGTTTTGGTTTTGGCACGTACTTCTGGATTGCCCCCGGTCAGTTTCTGCGAAAGATTCGAGTCACGGGCTACTGGGGCTACGGACAGAACTACCCACAAAGCTGGATAGACAGCTTGCAAACCATTACGAGTGACATCGATAACCACATTATCACGTTTGCAGTTTCGACTCCGGCAGGCATGAATAGCTGGGGCTACAGTCCAGCGCTGTCTGCCGGAAACATGATTCAGGTCGGAGATAGTCTGGCGACTCCCGCTGTGTTTGAATGGATGATGGTTCTCTCCACAGATCCTGTCGGGCTAACGATCACTGCTCTTCGTGGGCAGAACGGATCTACCGCTCAGGCATGGCCTGCGGGAACTAAGATATCCACATGGCAGGTCCAGCCAGAGATCAACCGGGCAGCCTACCGATGGCTGGGATACTGGTACTCACGGCGTGGGGCTTACGAGGCAGTAAAAACCGACCTGTCGCAGGGCAAGACGATGATCTATCCGAGTGATGCACCGTCGGAGATCTTGAATATCACTAACCAGACCCGTGACTGGGGATGGAGCGCGGTATGACCGTCACCCTGCTCAACTATATCAACGTCCAGGACGCGATGGATCATCTTGTTGCCATTGAACAGGAAATATCCACGGCAGTCGGGCAAATACTCGGTCAGAACTTTGGGACAGCAGCAAAGCCTTTTATGCGCTATGAAGCCGAGGCTATCTATCCCAAGTGGTTGAACGGGATATCGACTATCAAGCCACAGCCCATCGGTATCTGGGAAGATGCTGAGGTCACAGCAATTGTGACTGAACTACAGCTCGGAAAGCGAACCGAGGGCTTTGATGGCGCACTGGAAGAACAACTGTATACCTGGATTCCTTACACAATGGCGATGGGTCGGTCCAGACCGTTGCTGACCTCCGACGCGAAACCGGGTCGGATCAATAACTTTCTGGGTGCGTCACTGGAATTAACTACTCCCCTGATGCCAGGTGACATCATCGCTGCGAAATTTTTATGGACACTGGGTTTCTATCTGACAAACCCGGAGAGGGACTACTAAATGCCAGCAATTGACAACGTTATCAAGGTCCTGTCGGGCGGATTCCGAATCGCATGGTTCATTCCGCTCGACCAGGACGGATACTTTGCCGGAGCAACGGGTACGCTTGTGCCTGGACCCAACAATGGGCAGGCCGGTTACTTCATGTCCGGCGTGAAAACCGCAGCCTATAAGGCCATAGAACCATTGGTTCTTCTGGGCACGGGCGAAGATCAGGTTCAGGGTCAGATCGTTGAGCCACAACAAACACTGCCGAGTTTCGACATTGTTGGTAGTGTCTCCGACCTCACGCTGGACGCACTCACGCAGACCACAGCCGTGGTCGCTGAGGGCAACCTTTCGTTCGGTGTTATCCAGCCCTATCTGCCAGCCTACATTGATGGCGCTCTGCTCATGCAGCGGCTGTCAATCTCGAAGGACCAGGCAAGCCAGGGTCAGGGTAACTGGGACGGCGTTCTCTTCCCGAAGGTGAAAGCAGTCCCCATGTCGTCTGACGGCATGGCGGAAAAGAAGATCACCGACTGGAAGCGCCATGTGATCTGCAACCCGTCGAGCATATTGCCGAACGGTCTGGCGATCACGTCCTCGAATTTCAAGACCAGCAATGGTGTTGAGTTCCCGTTCAGCAGCCCGAACAAGGCGATGTACTACGGCTGGAAGGCCGACGGCATTGCTTCGGTGTTCAACCTGCCTCAGAGCGCGATCCCTGGCAGCGGTTTGCTGGCCCCAGGCTATCCGAACGTCACTCGTAAGGATGGCGTGTTGGTGACACCGACGGTGACACTGGTGAGCACGAACTACCAGTTCGACTTCGGGTCTGTGCCAACGGCTGGCCTGCGGTTGATTGCCCAAGTGGAGTTTTTGTAGGATGCAAACGGATACCATCGAGTACGGTGACATCCGCATCGAACTTGCCCGTCCAACCATTTTGGACGGGCAGGTGAGGCGGCAGGTGTGGGTATCGCTGAAGCCAGCGGGGGATGAAACCCCCTTCTATAAGCGCTATATCACTATCTTTGGCTTCTTCATCACGCAGATCGTGAAGTGTGAAAACTTCGATTTTGCGAAGATGACTGCTTTTGCGGGTGATGCCGCCACGCTGGAAATATTCCTGAAATTCATTGCACAGACTGATGAAAAGTTGTGCGAACTACTGGAAATGCGCGTCCCAGCATTGAACGGCTATTCAACGGTGGACGCTGAAAAAAAAATAGTATCCGCAATATCGTCAAGCGGTACGTCGGAAGCGGGGTCCTCAACCCAGAGCCACTGAGCGATGATGCGCCGGAACCTGTGGACATTGAAGCCAAATTCCACAGTGATGAGAATGAAGTTAAGCTAGCCTATTTCTTCCTGGACCGCTTTCAAATGTGGCCTCGGAGAGGTGGTCTGGAAGATCAGGACGAGGCATTGATGGATGACATCATGCTGATGGACAGACAGGTGAACTATCGGAAGTGGTCGAAAGCTCATGGCCTCATTGAAGACGAGGATCTTGAGGAGATGGGACCACGCGCGGCAGATTATAAGGGAGCGTTTTAGTTAATGGCAGATCAGACTGTACGGCAGATTCTGGAAAGCATCCAGATTCAGGTTACAGGCGATGATCAGGCTGCTGCAAGTCTGGACCAGATTGCAGATGCCTTTCAGCGTGCCTCAGCCGCGCCTAAAGCCTTTTCTGATGCCGTTGACCAGAGCAGCAATCAGGTTGCTCAATCGGTCAACGATCTTCAAGCCGTGGTTGATCAGGAAATGCAGCAGATCAACTCACTGGCTGATTCGTTTCGTGCTCAGTCTGATGCATGGCAGACATTTGATGATGAGCAGAACAAATCCATCGACACCACGCAAAAGCAAATCGACCAGATCAATGCGCTGGCAGATGCTTATCGTGCTGAAGCTGAACAGCAGGCTGCGGTCCAGCAGCAGTTAGCTAGTTCACCTACTGGGTCCTACACGCCTGGATTATCCCAACCTGGTGATATTGGCTATGGTGCAGAAGGCGGTCTCATTGGACCCGCTGAAGATGATAGTGAAGGTGGCGGCGGCGGTATTGGCAATCCTCTTGCTATCGGGCGAGGTGCGCGTGCCGCAGGTGGTCTGGCAAGATTAGCAGGTGCGCCAGGGTTGGCCGGTCCGCTCACCGGTGGCGCAGACGTTCTCTTTATCCAGCGCGGTATCCAGGAAGTTCAGGATGCTTTTGTTGGTCTCAATGACAAGCTGGTTGAAACTGGTGGGCTGATCCCAGGCTTCACTGAAGGTCTGGTTGCAATGGAAGTGCCGCTGGCTGGCATCGCAGGTGTTGCCCTTCCTGTGGCTGCGGTTGCTACTGCAATTATCGGTCTTATTGCAGTGCTGCATACTTTGCAGGAACAGGCAGACCTGGCTGCTTCAGGGCTAGAACGTCAGGTTACTGAGGAAGATCAGTTTGCTAAGATATCGCATGAAAACACTACTCAGGCTACTCAGGACCTCAATGATAACCAGCAGACGATCTCTGATAATCAGCAGAAAGTCAAAGACCTTCAGGCCGGCCAAACTAAACTTCTAGAAGATGCTATTCGCCCCTATGCCGATCCTGGAACCACAGAGGATCAACTCAAGGCTAAGGCACAGGAATTCCAGAAGGCCAGTAACGCTGAGGATGTCGCTGGCAATGAACAAGAAGTCGGTGCAGCCTCGCAAGCCAAAGGCACTAAAGGCTACAAGGATGCTCAGGACGCTGTGGATAAGCTCAACACCAGTGTTGAGGCGATGCAGGAAACAGATACTAATGCGTTTCTGGCAATCCAGGGTGGGTCGAACAAAGCCGCTGATGCCATCTACAATCATACGCAAGCTGCTCAGAAGCTGGCGGATCAAGAGCAGATTAATCAGTCATTGGATGGGCTTACTGCTGAGCAGGCTCAGGGGAAACTCGCACAGCTTAAAGAAGAGCAGACGAATCTTCAGGCGCAGCATGATCAACTTGCCCAGATCAATGACACATCCAAAGCGACCACCGATGCCATTGCTGCTAACAACAAAGCGCTGGATGATAACAGATATGCCCAACAGCACCTGACCGATGTTGTTATCCCGGCGGGGCAGGCAGCAGATGACTGGGCGCAGCATGAGCAAGACCTTGCAGATGCTAGCAAGGCTGCTGCCGAGGCCGACAAAGAGCGCACGGCAGTTCTCCAGCAACTGACATCGACAGAAGATCAGTACACGCAGCAAGTGTCTGATGCCAAGACGAAAGCTGACCAGGCATATCAGGATGCAGTAAATCAGGGCAGCGCCAATCTCCAAAAAATTGTTACGGATGGCACTCGCAAAGAAGAAGATATTGTTCAGGCTTCTGCTGACAAGATCGCAGATATACGCACCAGCGCTTCTCAGAAGGATGAAGATGCCTGGAATGCTTACTTAAATCAGCTTGCGGACGACCAGACTAAATATCAGGAAGATTCCGCGAAACTTATTCAAGACAATCACAATACTCAGGCTGACGATCTTCTCAAAGAGCAGCAGAAGATGTCAGACCTGGTTGTTAAAGAGCACGATAGCGAAGTTTCCGATGAACTGACCCATGAACAGACTCTCGCTAGTATTCGCCAGAACGCGATGCAGTCCGAGCAGGATGATGTTCTCAATGGCAACTTCGAGAAGCTGTATCAGGATCAGCAGGCCGAAAAGGATAAAGAGGCGACTGAAAACACCAGTTATGATAACAAACTGGCTCAGCTTCACCTCCAACTCCAACAGCAGGAACAGGATGAGGTTAATTCCTATTCCAATCAGGAAGCATTGCTTCAACAGCATCTTCAGCAGCAGCAGGATGCATTGAACACGTCGATCAAGAATCAGGAGACGGCGCAGATCACGGCTGAGCAGCGCAAGGTCGAAGCGGATCAGGTGGCTGCCAATCGAGCCATTGATCAGGAAAATACCAACGAGGATCGCAAAACTCGTGACCTCAACACATGGGCGCAGCGCCAGCAGGAAGATCTGGACACGGCTGAACAGGCCAAGCTGACCCAGATTGGCGTAAATCTGAACCGTGAACTTACGCTCTATCAGGAAAATTACAATGCGCGGATGGCACTCCTTCAACAGGAGTTGGATGTTCTCACAGGCGCTAGCGGCGGTGCTACTGGCGGCGGAACAAGTTATGCGGGCCATTCCACTTTCTCGGAGTTTGCTGGCGGCGGTGATTTTAGTGCAGGCCAGGGCTTCGTGATGAGCGAAGCAGGTCAGGATGAAACGCTCAATATCGCTGGACGCTCTTACCGCGTCGGCGGCGGTGCGGCTTATGTCACCCCCCTGCAAGGTGGTAACGTGCAAGCACCTCAGAACAACAATAATCTTGGACCTATTAGCATTACCATTCAGGGTGTCTCCGACCCGCAGGCCAATGCCGATGCCGTAGCTGCAATGCTACAGAACTGGACAAAAGGCCAATGAGTTATCAATACGCTAACTCCAAAATAGCCGTGGGCTATAACAACGCAGCAGGACTGGCGGCATGGGAATCTATTACACCTGCGGGAGACGTGCCATTTCTTGCGCCAGTGATCTACGGATCATTTATGTTGGGTCAGGAAAAGACCAACACCGATGGTTCGTTCTATTATGCAGGCTTCTCGTCTGCCAAACCGGTGTGGGGATACGTTACCGAGGCGCAGTTCTATTACATCTTCCACAATATCAACAGCGATAAATACTGGTCGTTTGTTACAGCGGAATTCAGACAGGAAAATCCCAACGTCTGGCATGTCTATAACGCTATCCTGAAAATTGAGCAGTTGCCAAATCAGGGCAAACAGATGGCTCCTGCCTTCAAAACCTTCACTTTATCCTATACCAGATTGGTGCAACTGAGCTAATGGCCTTCAACGAACCGCTGACCACTGACCAGTACAATCTCCTGCGCTCTGGACGCTACGCAGGCCAGGTTAACGTGTCATTTTTCAGCCAGCGTGTGGTGTTCGCAGGTCAGGTCAGCGGCAACCTGCCATCCCCTTTCCCCTGGTATCAGTTCAATTACGATAATGTCACCGTCGGTTCTTATACCGATGTGATGGACGGCATGACCCTCATCATTGGTTCGACCAACGATCTGAAATACTCAGCGCTTCAGGAGCGGCTGTTTCACGGGCGTATTCGTCTGATTCCCACCTCGTCAGTCATTACCTGTAATATCACCAATGCGCCTGTATCAGACGACTACTACTTCTGGGTGCTGGACGAATTCGAGATCCTGAACCGTCTTTCCCGCCCGGTTGGTACTGTGCCCGCCATTGTGCAGTATAAAGACACGACACTGGCTTATCAGGATATGCTGCCACGTGTCACAGGATTGCAGACCTGCTATGCGGGAACGCCCGATCCTATCACTGGCAAATTTCGCATGAACCTGCATATCACTGCCAAAGTCGAGCAGGCAGGCGAAACGATCACGGCTTATCTCTACTCATTCCGGTCTGGCATCGCTACAGTGATCAGTGGATCGCTGTCCAGCCCGACTGTTACCGTAGACATTGATCCGGCAGCCTGCGCGGAGTGGGGTGAGACCTGGGGCACACTGCTCGTTACCCAGAGCGATGGTGTATTCATTGAACGGCAGTTCGGGATCAAGATTCATGATGCCGATCATCCCCCGAATGTATCCTTTGATAATCTGCAAAATGCAGCGGCATGGACGCAAAACTATACAGCCACGCTGCCTGCGTTTGCTGGCGTGGATGACATTCTGCCTGGAACGCCTGCGGTGCTGTGGCGCTCAGATGAGGTCTACGGGAACACTTACGGCGGACTAACCGATAACAATATTGAGTTCATCGGTTGGTTTGTCAGTGAAAACGGCAATATCAAAGGCGACAAGACTTATAGTACGACCTCGGATGTAACATTCTCACTGGCTGGAGTCGGGGCACGCATGGCCTATCTCATCCAGCAGTTGCTTATGATCATCAATCAGAGTTCGCCTTCAGTGTGGGACCAGATATGGTTTGCCGTCCCGCGGCGATCTGTCTGGCATGTTCTTACGCGACATAGCACCGTTGCCACGCTCTGCGATCTCGACTTCGATACTGAACTGCTCACCGAGGACTTTGAACTGCCTGCGATTCCCTTCAAGGGCAACAATGTACTCGACATCTGCAACAACTTGCTGGCGCAGGTGAACGGTGCGTTGGAGTTTGCGCCAGATGGTCGAATCTTTGGCTGCCGCGATGCGCAGTATCTAACCGATGCTGAATTTGCAGCACTGCCTGTTATTGCTAACTTTACCGCTGGAGTCGGGGCTATCTCCGACGGTGTAGCAGTCAATCATACCGTGAGCTACGACAATACCATTGGTCGCGTAGACATGACTGGCGCAAGCCAGAACGGATCGACTGTTCAGGCATACAAGGCTTACATCACATTTGGCGAAGCACAGGGCAGCGCTAATTTGACCGACCAGATATTGAAGAACGGGAATCCTGTCGAGTCGCAGTTGGAAGTTTGTCAGCGCTGCGGAACGTACTTTGCAGTCCAGAACTTCGTGGAAGAACTGACCATCGACCATCCTGATGGTTACGACTTTCTCATTCCCTCCAAGTCAGAGCTGTACACCTGGACGATTGATAGCACCGTGGTGGGAACCAATGGTGTCAATCGCATCGTTTTCGACACCTCGACCTTCTGGTTTGTGAAGAGTGTGAGTTATCAGACTGCCAATGATGGCACTCGCAAAGTGCGTGTGGTCTATCGTCGGGTTGTTCTGGATGCGCCAGCAGGACTGGTGCCACCAGCTTCGCCTGATGTAGCTAACACTGTGCCGCCACTCGCGCCTATCCCGTTCCCATCACTACCGACTCTGCCGCCATTCCCTGAAGAAGGATTGCCTGTTCTCCCCCCTGGCTTTAAGCCAGCCGTGGGAAAAATCACGCATCTGGACGGTAATACGGTAATGGCCAGTGATGATACAAATGCATGGATAACGCAGAATTACGCTGCGCTGGCTGCCCCTACATGGATAGGGATTACGCCAAGCGATCTGGGATCATTTGTCATTCGAGACGCGATCTTTGATCCTCTCGGACCTTCTTCCAACACTTGCGGCGGATACATCCTGGCTGAGGACGGTACAGACAGTGTGTTGTACTATGCGCCCAATGTTCTGGCACATCCGCCAGTATGGTCGAAAAGCGCCACCTTCAGCGGAGCTTATACCCAGATACGCGGTGCAGGCGTGGCTGGAAGTGTGGAAGTTTATACCAGCAACCCGGATGGGCAAACTGTTACTTACGACTTCACTGCCTCGCAGGCAGGTTGGAGTGTCAACCCGGCACGCTGGCCTACTGGTACACTGGGCTGGACTGCTGGGCTAGGCTTTCAGGGCAGCACTTCAGGACTGTCTCCGACTGACCACAGTTATCCGCTGTCCTGTAAGATTACGTTCCCGTCAACGCGCCATTTGCTAAGTTGCCGTGTATTTACATCGGGCAATTTCACTACTTTCTTTTATCCAGTTCTGACATTCGATTCGCTAACAGTAAATAATTTCCCGCAGGAAGGCGGACTGGTCGATCTGGGCGGTACAGATTCAACAACAATGGAAGTCTGGGGCGCGACTATTCAGTTGCCGCCTGGTGGACCGTGCTGGGTCAGCAAAGTTATCCTGACCTACGGCAGCAGCGCCAACGCCAATGTGCGCCTCATCAGTGATTATGGGGCTACCATTGGTAGCGCACTCGATCTTGGCTCATCGCCCCCTGTTGAATGTGGCTTCGACCTTGCCAACGTAACAGGCGTTAGCTATGCAGCAGGGGTAGCCACGGTGCTGAAGGCCAGCACGCTAGGCGGGTCCTATAGCAGTCTTGCCGCAAGTCTGGGCGGGAACCCTACCAGCATCGTTATCCCCTACTTCCAGGTTGGTTCAGATGCTACTTCGCAGCGAAGTTCGTCCACACCACAGGCCGTCATCGGTCTGGACACTGAGGTGAGTGGAACCTGTCTATATATTATGAGCGGTACGGGTAGCCTGACCGCCATTACTACGCCTGCCAGCGGTGCAATTGTCGATGGTCCCAACAAAATCACGATGCTACGGGGCAAGAAGATCGCAGTCATTGTCAGCGTTGGCGGTGTATGCAAATTGTACGTAGCAGAGAACCTGACCGGAGCGGGTACGGTCACATGGACCTTCATAGAGAATGTGTCGGGTGATGCCGTGCTGCGCGTTCGTCGAAACGATAGTAGTCTCGGTAGCCACAAGGGCCAGATATTTGTCTTTGATGCCCCCTGCGGGTACACCAAGACATGGGCTAACAGCGGTGAAAAGCCGCGCGTCGCACCGGGCGTTAGCATTACAGCGGGAGATATTTACAATTGAGCAACGTAATGCAGAGTCGCGCACGTGGCGCTTTTCGTCAGTCCCTCAATATCGAGTGGAATACTGCTATCGTGGGAGATGGCAGTGGCAATATCAATGATCCCTACTGGGTCGGCTCAGGACGAGTCTGGGTACGTTTTCTGACGGATAACGGCTATTCCACGCCTACGCTGGTACGTGGTCCTTCAAAGCAACTTGCAACTGCTCTCACGGATGGCTTGAATGTAAAAATTAAGTACGATGGCAGCACCGAACCCTACATCGATGACGTGGATGTTCATGCCGCTGTCATTTCGGGCTACTACCCAGTACAAAATCCCCCTGCGGCTATCGGGGCTGGAGACGGATCGACTCAGGACCAGCTTTCCACGCTTCGTGTTTCCCAGAACACTGATCAACCTTCAATGGTTGTCCATATCGGGCAGTGGGTCCCTATTATCTCCAACTTCGCCTATGAGTTTCAGGGCGATGACATTGACCTCACCAGCTTTGTGCCGTCCTCTGGCCTACATTGCTGCGTAGTTATCTTCGTTAAGAATGACTATGCCACTACCGAGGTGTTTGCCTCAACACCAGTGTCTCTGGTGCAGGCGCTTACTGTTGATGACCTGAATGAAGCGCTGGCACTGTGTACACCCGGCAGCACGGCAGCATGGTCGTATGACCTCAAAGATACAGCGACTACTGTGCTTGACACTGACACGTATATGGACAATCGTCAGCTTGTCAATGTGCAGGGTGCAGGCGGCAGTGGGAATGTCACTGGTCCTGGTTCATCGACTGACAATGCTATCGCCAGATATGATAATCCTGGTGGTACAACGCCGGACACTATCCAGAACAGCGGCGTTATCATCGATGACAGCAACAACATCACTATCCCAGGCATTGAAACGACGCAATCTGGCAAGGTGCGCAAGACACGGGTTGTCACTGCCGCAGGCGCGGTCACAGTCGCAACCAGCGATGACATTATATCGATTGACAAAACGTCTGGCGCAGCTACAGTGGTTAATCTGCCAGCAACCCCATCCACGGGTGTCACCTATGTCATTCATGATGGCAAAGGTGATGCTGCTACTCACCATATCACGATAACGCCTGCATCGGGCAACATCAACGGAGCCTCGACTCTGGTGCTGTCCAACAATTATGGCACGGTCACTGTTACCTACAACGGAACCCAGTGGGATGCAACCACGGCGGGTGGAGCAGTTACAGGCGTGCCATCTACGGTGATCGGTGACTTTGCTATGTGGGATGACATTACCGCAACCACAATCAATGACACCGGATTATCGCTATCCACTGATGGCTCATTTGCTGGTAACAGTGATAGTCTTATCCCGTCACAAAAGGCAGCGAAGACTTACACCGATAACGCTGTCCAGAACGCTATCAATGGCCTCGCCCCGAAAGCCGACCTCGCTCTGTGGACCAATGCACCCCTGCCAACGGCTATTTATGTCAACGGCTCGTCGGGCGTAGGAGCCACGCTGACCGGCGTTTTGACAGGCGTACTTACGGTGGATGGCGTGGCGGTTACGCTCGGAATGCGTATCGGTGTCAAAGATCAGACAACACAGTTCCAGAACGGTATCTACGTCTGCACTACAGCGGGTGCTGTCGGCGTATCCTTTGTGCTCACGCGCACCGTAGATGCAAATACTAGCGCTGAACTCATCGGGGCGTATGCGTTCGCCTTGCAAGGCACAGTTAATGCTGATACAGCATTCCTGTGTTCCAATTCATCTGCGATTACCATCGGTGTAACTGCTGTCACTTTCGTCAAGTTTCAGGGCGCGGGCATCAATCAGCTTACAGGCGGCGTAACGGCTGGCCCTGGTACTGGTTCACAGGCCGCTACACTACCCGCCCAATTCCTTTTGCGGACTGCCGATAGCAACGTACCCAACGCTCAGGTTATGGGCGCGCTGGGCACTGGCATCGTCAAGAATACGACCACAACGGGCATACAGAGCATTGCAGCGGCGGGTACGGATTATACCAGCCCAACGGGTACAGAATCGCTGTCCAATAAGACCATTGGCAACACTAATACCGTCACACTCAAAGACACGCTATTTACCCTGCAAGACGATGGCGATACGACCAAACAAGCGCAATTTCAACTATCCAGCATCACAACAGCAACAACGCGCACGTACACGCTGCCTGATGTAACTGACACGCTTGTCACACTCACAGCAACGCAGACGCTCACAAACAAGACGCTGACCACGCCGACGATTGCTGACTTCACAAATTCCACTCACAACCACACCAACGCGGCGGGCGGTGGCACGCTTGCCATCTCGGTTCTGACAGGCATCCTGTCAACCGCAAAGGGCGGCACAGGACAAGACCTGAGTGCAACGGGTGGCGCTACGTCTTTTCTCGCACAGGACGGTAGTCACGTTGTCAGCGTGCGCACAATTGCCAGCGCTGACCTGACCACGGCACTGACCACGCCACCCGCTATCGGCGGCACGACCCCGGCGGCGATAACAGCGTCACAATTTAGCGTCACAGGCACAGGTCTGGCGAGTGGTGTGTTAGCTGTATCTGTCTCTGCAACAGTCACGAATCAGGCTGGCATCAGTTTTTCGCCAACGATTTTGCAAGGTACTGACGGATTACCTATTATTAGTGCCCAGGCAACTGCAAAACCTACCGCTAATTTAAATACTCTCTTTGGGATGTTGTTTATCCCAACAATTAGCGACAACGCTGGGACCAGTAAAAACATAACAATCGTAGCGGGTATCTATGCACGTATTGATACAAACGCTAGCTATACTGGCACTATTAGTAATTATGCGTTTTATGCTGGAAACGGCGTTAAAGGCAATGTCGGTGCAACTGTATCAACGCAATATGGATTGTATGTTGAATCTCTCACAACGGGTGCAGCGAATTACGCCATATTCACAAACAGCGGGATCGTGCATCTTGGCGACATTGTAGCAATCGCAGCGGGCACGCAGACGACAAACCTTCCGCGTGTCGGCGGAATGATCTTCACTGATGTTACTGCTGTCTCCAATTCGACCACCACAAAGACTGACCTGTTCACACATACAGTCAAAGGCAACACGCTCGTCAATAATGGTGACACGCTTCGCACTACCATCACAATCACCTTTGCCAATAACGCTCGAACCAAGCAGATCGAAGTCGATTTCGGTGGCACTCCCATTTATCAGCCAGCAGCCGTCGCCACCTCTCTCGCTAACGCGGTCATGATCATAGAAGTGCTAATTACACGCGATAGTAGCAGCAGCGTAAAAACGAGTTGTCGCATATCGACAAATACGACAATGGCTGCTTCGCCTGTTTATCTTCCGGTGACAGGGCTGACGCTATCTAACGATCAGGTATTTAAAGTCACTGGACAGGTCGGCACAGGCGGAACGACAAATGACATATTGGCGCAATTCGCGCCGTGGGAATGGCTGCCAGCAGCAGCATAGGAGAAAAAATGACAGACATAACACTTCAGGAACAGCTTTTCAACAACGAGAATCTTCTGCACGCATGGAAGGTTGAACGAGACATGGAAGCGTTGCGTTATCGCACCTTTAAGGTGTTGGATGATGAGCAGAGGATGGAAATGCAGATCAAAGCAGTCGAGCGCTGTCAGAAAGCGATTGACTACCTTGAAGCAGAACACGCTGCGCTTCTCGCGTCTGTATCTGCGAAAAATGGGCGCGAAGTATCAGTGGATAGTCAGGAACAGCAGCCCAAAGAAGCGTAGACTGTAGATATATCAAGGAGAAACTACTATGCGCAAACTATTCATTCTCGTCTTTCTACTCGGTACTTTTCTACCCACTCCGATCAGTGCGACTCAGTCTCCACTGGTCAAAATTCGCATTGCCGAGGCCACTATTCAAGGCTTGCCTACAGAGCACGCGATTCTGTTCAATGCCAACGGTGACATCCTGGCTCGTTATGACAATGGCACTGCCGATGATGTACGTATCGACACAAGTGTATGTCAGGGCTGTATCATGACCCATAATCACACGCTAAATGTTTCATTCAGCACTGCTGATGTCGAAAATGCAGTGAGGATGAAACTTAGTCAGGTACGTGTCGTTGAGCCAGATATAACCTGTGTGCTCACGGCTACCAGTCAACATCCCTTTGTCGATATGGAATTGACCGAAGACTATCCTCACTCCATTGACTCAATCGGCGCGGAGGATTACGGCAACTGGAATGGCGTATGGCAGCACTACGCCTATTTATATGGCTTGCATTATGGATGCAGCAGGTGAATCTGAACAAGATAGATCACCTCGCAAGCAATAAGACACAGTAAGCCAAGTGCAGCACGCAGGAATCGTTCGTCTTTCATGGGTCGATTATACGCCATAAGGCGTTAAGTTAAGGAGAGAACTATGTTTCACATCTTTGCTCAGGCAATTCCGCCTATCCCAACCGATTTTACCCAACTGGGCGCATGGCTGCTGATGCCAGCCGTTATCGCGTTGTTCGCAAATCTCGTCATCACTGAGTTTGCCAGCAACGACACACCTGACCAGAAAAACTTCGTTCGGTTCATCGTCTTTATTGTCGATGGTCTGGCAAGCTATGGGCTTACCCTGTTTGCCCCTGCTTTCGTGACGGCCATCCAACCCTTATGGGCAATTCTGGCAACTGCGATTGCTGCTTACTATGCTCCGCAGGCCATTGGTCAAATATGGTTCGGTATGCAATTGCTCGGTATGCGCTTTCTCATGGGTCGGGACGCTTTCGCTAAGGCTTATACAATAACGGTTACGACAAAAGCCGCAGTGAAAGCGAACAACACCATAGCCAAAAAGTCCACGAAGTCTCTTGATGTTGGAGCGGAGCCACACGGCTAATGAGTGTTGTTGTCCAGGTAATTGTACATGCGATCAATGTGCGAGATGGTGCAGGCGTAGGCTTCAATGCCTCGTCTGCCCTCTTTAATGGAGATCATGCAGTAGTCGATAGCTATGCGCCCGATATGGCATGGCTACATGTGACTTCGCCACATATCGGGTACATCGCTACAGCGACTGCCACGGGTGCGCCCACTGTACAACCACTGGACATTGTAGTGCCCACACCAGTTCCGCCTGCTACCAATGGTGACACCATGAAGGTGAAAACCACGGACAGTTTGCGAGTGCGGAGCGGTCCAGGACTGAGCAATCCGGTTGTCACGACTCTCGCAGCAGGCGTTACCATAGTTGTGTATGCCCACGTTTCCCAGATTGCCGATGGCTACACATGGTATCAACTGGCTACGAGCGATCAGCGCTGGATTGCAGCAAAATTTGTTGTACTTGTTCCAGATGGGACTCCGGTGCCGGTACCGCAGCCTACACCAGCGCCACTTCCGCCCAGCCTACCGTGGACTCTGCCTTTTAGCGCTTCGATGCGCGGCGTTGGCCTGAATGCCGGAGGCTGGACGACCAGTCCCACTGAACTGGCGCTCATCCAGAGGAACAATATCGAAGTCGCGCTGGCTGTTGCTTATAATCAGGCCGTGGCAGCAGATTTAATCCCGAAAGTACGGACCGCAGGCATCAAACAACTTATCGTGCGGGCCAGTACAACGTCGCCAATCTCTACTGCTCAACACTTTCTGGATATCACAATGCCGATCCTGCGTGAATACTATGCCGCACTGGGCAGCGCACCAGGCATGATGATTGCCCTGCACAACGAGCCGAACCTTGTCAGTGAAGGACTGTCCGTTGGCTGGCAGAATGGGGCAGGCTTCGCCTCGTTCTTTGCTACTGTGGCGCAGACTTACCGGAATGCGTTTCCCGGTTGCAAGATAGGGTTTCCGGCAACCTCACCCGGACCAGCTTATGCAGGCGTGCGCGTGAATGAGATCCAGTTTATCGCAGATGCTGCGGCAGCCGTGCGATCTGCGGACTGGGTTGGCGTGCATTGTTACTGGGAAAAGAACGATGGCTCAGACTTCAATCCGCCGATCAATGCGTGGCGGCAGATGTTTGGGAACAAGCCCGTTATTGGGACCGAGATTGGTCCTGTAGGGTCCGCAGTTGTGACCCCTGTGGCAGTTCTCAATGCTTATCGATTGCTTGGCAATGCGGGGATTCCGGTAATGGCGTGGGTTCTCAATGGCACGGGAGCATTTCAGGGGGCCGACTGGTGTTACAACAATCTGACACTATGATCCGCCGTTTCCTGCGCTGGTTGTTTCAGCGCAAGCCACGGCGGGGACAATACTGGAAGTCGGGGTCGTCCTGGACGTGGAGAGATGATTAGATCGGAAGTATCAAATGCTGTTTGATACTTTGAGCTATCAAAGCATTTGCCGATCCCGTGGTATGCCAGTCATCGATGTAAGCCCCTGGCACGTTGTCCAGGCGGCGGCTTAAGTCGATAGCGCCAGTCTGCCTCAGCAGTGGATACAGCATTGGATACAGCGAATAGGCTGTGGCTGTGTCCACGTCATAAGTCGAACTGAAGAACGTTTGCCGCGCTCCCATTGCCTGCGTTGGCTCAAGGAAGTTGTAAAAGGCTGCGCCTGCCTGCTCAGTGTACTGGCGAGCTCGCGTAATGGCACTGTCATAGTGGCTGACAATATCATCGCGAGTCTGGTCGTCCAGCGGTACAGGAGTGATGCGATTATCGCATAACCAGTGCAGTAGATGGATGTCATTTGCCATCGACAATGCAGAGCGACAGAAATCATAGTGCTGCCCATCCAGTTCACGCGCGGCATTGATCAATTCCATACTTCCAGTGTAGAAAATTACCGAATCCCCTGGATGCAATTTTGTATGCTTGAGATGAGCTAGCATCAGAGTCGCGTTGTCTGCGACCAGTCCCATGTTATGGATACGTGCATCGGGGATAAGGCGTTGGAGTTGGCTGGACAGGGTTTCTTCATCCGAGTTCAGGAAGCCAAATAGCGTTGAACTGCCGAACATATAAATATCGTGTGTGGCTACCAATGGTTGCCCAGCCGTGACACGCTCACCATTGCGGACGTTGAGCAGCGGACTGCTATAGTCTGGCAGCTTGTCATCGATGCGAAGTGGCGCGATGGCGATCATATTATCGATTACAGGCGCGTGTTGGCGCAGAAAGTCATTCTCGGTTGGACGAGGTGACAGCATACGGGCGGACACCTCGGTAGAGGCGACCATAAGCAGGGCGAAGGCAATAAGGGTGATACCGCGAAGTAGATTGTGTTTCATAGACATTCTCCTTACCATCTGTTGGCTAAACGATTTTCTCTTCGGCGCTTCAATTCAGCATCTGTAACCACTGGCTTTGTGTCCAGTTCGCTATCATCGTCATCCTTCCCGCGATTTCGGATAACAAGACCGGCCAGTGATGTTGTAAGCTGGTTCAATAGTCGACTCGGAAGAAGATTGATCGCCTGCCGAAGTTGCGCAATCTCCTCCACGAGTCTTTCTGCCGGATCACGACGCTGATCGGCGGGGATTTCCAGATAATTCTCCAGCGCCTTGACAATCAACGTGGCTCTGTCTCCCTGATAGTCTTTCAGTCTCTCGATCAGCATACTGTCCCGTTCAGGGTAAAGCCATGCGTTTATGGCGATCCTGTGCCTTGTTTTTGCCATGCCACGCTCCTCGGTGTTACAGACGTATTACGTGTGTTACGGTTGTAACACCCCTATAATTCGCTGGCGATAAAGCTGGCGTAATGCAGGTATCCGAGTGCGTTTGTTGTCTGGGAGTGATCGGGCATCATGGCCTGCCGATACTCCTTTTTGATCTGCTCTTTTACCAGGGGTGCAGGACCACCGACATTGAGAATCAGTTCATGCTGGGCTGCCCGACCAATCTTTTCGCGGCACAGCGCAATGGTAGCTTCGCGCATTGGCTTCAAGTCATCTGCGACTTCCGCGCTCCAATCCTGCGCTTCGCCATAGACTTTGAACTTGCCATCATTGAGCAGGATGCTTTCGACAGTGCGATCTTCTGGATACTCTCCGAACATCGTGTTGTATCGATTGGCAAGACGCTCAAAGGCAGTGTGCATTCCCGTCTCAGAAGTGCCCGATTGTGCCTCTACATGCAGCGCAGCTTCTTCGGTGCTCAGGTCAACAGAGAACTTCCCATTGTCCACAACTGCAATCTTGTTGAAGATAAAGCGCGGATTTTCTGCGCCATTGGGGAGCAGGCTGTAAGCATTGATTGTGCCCGTGGGCTGCGGCATCACGCTGACATACTCGATCTCAACTGGGAAGCGAGATTGATCTGTCTCGACCATCCAGTGCCCGACCAGTTCATGCTTCAGGCGATCTGCGCCCTTCATATGACCTTCGGGCAATCCCGTGGCGACAATGACGCGAATAGGGTCATTGCGATAGAGGCCAGGGAACATCTTTCCAATAGCAGCCAGCATCATGAGCCGACGCACTACATTGGCATCATCGCGTCCACGGAGAGATAGCTGTTCACGGGCCGCAAGGTGAGTTGAGGCAAGTTTCCCCACGAACCATTTGCCTTCCTCGGTAATAATGGATTCGCCAGGGTTTTGCTTCAAGATTTTGTCGGTGTCATAACCGAGGTCACGCCCGTAACCGTACAGAGTTTTGAACAGGATCGGTTCAAATCCCCATGACAGAGCTTTCGTTACACCGTATCCGACATCCAATCCCAGCAGGAGGAGATTGCCATTGAGGATGTTCTCAATAATCTCTCTCATGTGCTCAAGAACATAACCAGGCAGCGTGGGAATTTCAATGATAGGTGCATCTTCCTGGATGATGCTTCGCTTAGATTTGATAACCATGTGCTATAATCCTTTTGTGTTGAGTTTCCTTTTGACCGGACGTGTTCCCAGCCTACAGGGAACACGTCCTTTATTTTGCAGCTATCCTTAACTCTGTTGCTGCTTGAGCAATTTCTTTCTTGAACGTTTGACCTGCTGCCGGATTGCCCAGCGGATGGCGCTCGAATCGTTGTCCAGATTTTCTATGTTTTTGATCTCCTTGATATATTCGCGGTCTTGATCGGTCAGGACTACACTTGTACGATCATTTGCCATATCTTGCCTCCGTAGTATGCTTATTATATGCGCATCTGCATACTCAGTCAACTGTCAAAAAATATGCTATACTGACAATAAAAGGAGTCTCAAATGTTATTCAACCGCATTGCAATCCGCATTCTGTTGTTCATTGATCAGACTGTCCTGCATGATCGCTGGATCTGGCTATGCCATCTTACCTGTCAAAAACTCGATGAGTGGCACATGGACCTCGACGGTAATCCAATTTCTTGACTCCCATTTAGAACAGATGTATGATGAAGGTCCACCTCATAGGAACGTCTGAACGGGCATCAGTGAGAGGTTTGTGGTGAGCGCTCACGGTAATCAAAGCGAACCGCACTTTAACAACGGAACCCAATATAGCGGAGAGAAGGGGTAAGCGGAATCAGATGACGGGGCAGGCTAGCACAAACCGGACATCCTCCGTGAACCTTTCTCTCCCATGCGATGCAGCATAGAGCAGCGGTTAGCTCGTGAGGCTCATATCCTCAAGGTCGTAGGTTCGAATCCTACTGCTGCAACATACCAATTAGAGGCGAGATCCATTATTCCCCAGGGTGTGTCATTGACACGGGGCAGCCACCGATGACCTCTTAAAATAACTAACTGTTTCGAGCAACGAGCCACCTTATCAGTGGCTCGTTTGCGTTTATATGGATGCGATCTGGATCGTCTGCTTTACTTCGCTCACCGTTGGCAGGCGCACAATAATAGTTTGCTGTCCAGACAGGCTGACCGAACTGAGGCTCTGTCCAACGCGCACTGTACTCTGGTCGTCCAGAGACAGCCAGCGCCCACCATAACTGTTGATGAGCTTCATATAATTGGCATTGAGCCAGTTGAGTTGTTCTACCAGTTGAGTCGTTTCCACGATATCCCTCCTATGCCTGATAGTAGGTTACAGGAGTAAGCAGTCTCTGCCAAGTCACAAATGATCACAAAATAGATCGTAAAAGTCATCACATGTTGTTATAACATCGTTACGTTGTGATATGAATATGATTTGTTTAGGTCGTTGCAAGGTAAAACGCAGCCTCCTGCAAGGTATCTGTAGGCTATTTTTATAACCCTGTAATGGGAAAGTAACAGCATTTGTTATGTTGATGCGTTAAAATCCCCTTAATATTCAATGGCGCATTTGTACTAAGGGGATTCCATGTCAACAGAGACACTTTTGCAAGGGCTTACACCGAGAGACCTAGCTATCGTCAGTGATGTCATCAACACTGCCTGGATTCTTCAGGAAGAACTTCACCAGTCGAATGATGTCATTGCGCATCGGATCTTCGAGCTTGTTGAGCACTTGATTGAGGACCGCCGTCGAGAGCTTCTTCTTGCGCTCTCGGAAAGTGAAAACCATTTGCCTCTCCATCGTGTCAAGGTCCGTTCCAACATCAGGACTCTCCACGCGGCCTAGCAGATAATCTGTTGAACACAGGAGTACATCTGCTAACAATGTAAGCGTATCTGCGCTAGGCATCGTAACGCCACGTTCGTACTTTGATATTTGCTGTGCTGAAACCCCTACCTTTTCAGCTAGTTCGTTTTGTTGAAGCCCGATGAAGTTCCGCCTCTTGGTAATCCGCTCAGGTTTGTACATTCGTTTTTACTCCGATTTGCTGACAAACGATGGTTTGAAGAATGAAACTACAACAGCAGTTGACACGGAGGACACACTGGGTTATCCTGATACACAAGTATACACGAGGATCAACCAAATGCGTCCGTTAAATATCCCGATTGAGAAAATCGTTGTCTTCGTTGAGCGCTACGGAGTAGCTGAAGCAGCGAAGCGTCTGAACTGTGATCGCGGCTACATCTACAAAATGTTGAATAAGTACGATCTGGACACCGAGGTAACGGTGAAGGTTGTACCGATGGCAAAGCGGGAACGCGAAACTGCGTAATTCATAGAAAGGGGGAGTCTATGCAGGCGCTGTTGTGCAAGAGACACGAGGGGGTCAATCGAACTCGCAATCTCGACCACAGCAAAGAGCTTTCGGCCTTGTTGCTGGCAGACGTGTCCAACGGGTCGTTAACTGCGGTAGCGGGGTGAACGCGCCAGACAAACTAGCCACAGGTCGAATGCAAAGCCGGACGCGCGCTGGGCTTAATACGTTAGCAGTGGGGCAGATTGCGATCTGTCCCACGATTGATGAATTGCGAAGGGCTTCACGGGGTGAGGTCCTTCGCAGCACATCAAAGGAACCATAGACCTGGTTCGATTAAATGTACTGGTGTGCTGCAAATTTAAAAGGCAAAGGGCACGACATATCGTGCCCTTATTCATCGGACGGTTCGTGCTCTCAAGGTAGTGCAACGCAACACTACACCTCAATTCGTAATTGAGGTTTGGTGTGGGAATGTGACAGAGTCTCCCCGACTTATTCCCACTACCTTGAGCGCATGAAATTAGAGAGGCATAACCATGATTGAGCAAACATTAGACCACGATTATTTGAGGCGCATTACTGAGATTGCCCGGGGACACACCGAAACTGTCATTCTCAACGCGCGAAACACCAGCGGCAAGACGTACACCCTGTACGTGGTTGTCCCTGGCATCCAGAAAGTTGTTGTTCGTCTGCATCGTCGGGAACACAAAAAGTTCTGGGCGATTGTCGCTGCGGCAAAGGCTTGGCTGGAGAAGTTCAAGACGTTATTCGCACCAGTCCCGCTCCTGCTACCAGCGGTAGCCGCAACCTCCATGACTGACTCGCAGAAATTGGTCAAAGCAGCGGCACAGATGCCACGCAAAGACAAAAGCAGGGACATGGTATGGTCGGGCGTAATGTATCGCCCTGTCTATGCTGAGCAGATCAATAACCTGCGCCTGACATTGAAGGCAGAAAACCCGTGAGCACGCTGCGAACAAGGCGCGTTGTTGTTCGCATTCTGTTGTTCGTTATCGCACTGGTGATCATTGTTGCCTGCCTCATTGCAGCAGCATAGGAGAGATGGATATGGTTTTTTGTGTCCTGATCGATCATGAAATTCTGACAGTCTGGGTCTCGCTTATTGTCGGCAAGGCCCCCATCGGGGCAGCCGTGTTCCCTGATAAGCAGCAGGCACTGGACTTCGCCGCGGAGATGGCAGAAGTGCTGGCCTACGAAGTCAGTGAGGGGCAAACCGCCTGATGTTACTGTTATCAGCGCCAGCGCCAGTGTTGCTGCTTGGACCAGGCAAAGTGCGTGGTCGAAAGCCATCCCCTGCGTGTCCACCTATTCCACTTCGGAGACCTATCCGTGTGTTCTCATCCGGTAATGGGACTCAATCCGTTGCGGTGATGGTGCTACAGGCGCTTGACAAGTTACCTGTTCCTTATGACATCTTCGCTTTTGCCAATGTCGGTGCTGACAGTGAGAACCCTGCCACGCTGGAATATACCGAGAAGTACATCAAACCTTTTCTGGCAGATCACGGCATCGCCTTCTGGGAGATGCAAAAGAAGTACAAAAAGCAGGTAGATACACTGGTGCAGGCGCTGTACCGTGATACACGCAGCATCATCATCCCCGCCAGAATGTCTGGCTCAGGCGCACTGGGCAATCGCAATTGTACCGATGACTACAAGATCGAAGTCATTGATCGGGCAATCCGCAGCCTCAAGTACATTCATGCCGTGGTCGGTCTGGGAATCTCCACTGATGAGATTACCAGAGTTAAGGATACTGAGTGGCATGAGTTCTACGGCAAGCAGAAGATCGGTTTCGTGAAGAAGCGCGAATATCCACTGATCGATCTGCGCATGAACCGGGCAGCCTGTAAAGAGATCATCACCAGTGTGGGCTTGCCCCTGCCTCCGAAGTCCTCCTGCTATTTCTGTCCATTCCATAAACGTGCTGAATGGATTGAGATGAAGCGCGAAACGCCTGACCTCTTCCAGAAAGCCGTTGATGTTGAACGTCAGATCAACAAAAAGCGTGTGGACGACGGTCTGTTCCTGCACCCTGATTTAGTGCCGCTTGATCAGGCAGTGGGCGCTCAGCCTCGTCTGATCCCAGATGAAATTGACGATGTTTGCGACACAGGATACTGCATGACATGATAGCACTACTAGACGCACCCATACTCACTGACGACTTCGATCTCCGAACCTATCTGACACCTGGTGTCTACTACGATCACATGATGTTGCGCAAGGCTTACCACGATGCCTGCAACGCTGGCATGTGGTGCAAGGAAGGCGATCCTCACTTCCGCGAGGGAGCGACCTTCCGCGAGGCTGTTTACAGCGCATGGTACTCAGGCGAGCTGGAAATGACTCAGGCGAAATGTCGCAACGGTGAAGAGGCTGACTTTTTTACCGCTGTGGTCGATGCTTACTGGCCGGAGCACAAAGATTTTCAACTGGTCGAAGGTCATCTGGTGCTGTGGATTACGGATGGCGAAGATCAATGACCCCACGGCTTATTTATTGCGCTGCTGGCAATTCTCGGTTTGCTGAAATTGCCATCCGATATGGATTTGTGTACGGTGCTCAACTGCCGAACACTATCTACTACAAACCAGAGTTTGTAGATCAGAACTGGCGCAAGCCTGTACGAGATCAGTACATGAAGGCACTGACTGAACACACGCCTGCTCTTGCCACTGTTCTTGATTTAGAACGGGAAGATCAACTGGACGAAGTGTTGAGCTGGGCTAGCGAAGCAACACAATATCTTTCCGAAGCAGTGATCATCATCCCGAAAGTCTTTAGCATTATTCCTAAACTGCCTCGTGAGATTAATGGTAAACAAGTCCGACTGGGCTACAGCGTACCAACTAAATTTGCAGGTACAGAAGTTCCTACATGGGAATTCCAGGGCTGGCCTATTCATTTACTCGGTGGCTCTCCGCAGGAACAGATGAAACTTTCGCGCTATATGGATGTGCATAGCGCAGACGGCAATTACGCGCACAAGATGGCACTCCGTTACAACCAGTTCTTTGCTCCCGGCTCAGCGCGACAATGCAAGAATCGTTTTTGGCCCCAACTTCAAGAGGTCAAAAAGGGTGGAATTACTCATGATGCACCTTACTATGCCTTTGAGCTTTCCTGCATCAATATCAAGGCAGCGTGGCGTGGTTGCCCAGCGATGATTCGTTATGCGCAGGAAGAAGATATCCCCTCTATTAAAAAAATTGCTAATCAATACAAGCAGGAACTTGGGTTTGTGATGATCCCTGCACTAAAAGAAAGCGTTGCACGAAAATCTCTATTTGTGGCTGAGGTCAATCAGCAGATTGTTGGCTTTGTGAATAGTCGAGTCAGAAAAGACGGCATCACTACTGTGTATGAAATTGCGGTACATCGAGACTGGCATGGCAAACAAATCGGAACAGCGCTTCTCGGTGCGTTAACTGGAACTGTGAGATTGAAATGTACGGTTGATAACCCTGCCAACACTTTTTATGAACGACAGGGGATGAAATTGAACGGTACGGTATCTGGTCGTAAGCGTCCACTCAATGTATGGGAGCGCATAGCATGATCTCTATCAAAGAACAAAGCGCCATCATTCGCGCCCGTGCCAAATTGCCTGTCGAGATGTTTGGCAGAACATGGTATCCCACAGTCATTGCGGCTGAGATGAGCCATTACTCGACCCATGCCCTGCAAGGCTGGGCACTCGGTCAGACCACGCCCAATGTGATTTTGATTGCTACCAATGGTGCGCAGTTTATCCGCATACCACGAGGTCCTGATGACCTGAGAATTCCAATCTACTGGGACGTTGATACTCTGTCGAGGCTGAAATGATTTCGTTATACGCGACTTCCTTGACACCAATGACAGATTGCTGTAAGCTATTTACATCGCTTGAGGGTCTTGTCAACCCCACGTTTGGTCAAGCGATGAGACGAATTGAATACCTGCTGTCAAGCCGATTGCCGCTTGACTCATGTGCTTCAAAGCCATCCCCTGACAAGGATGTGCAAAGTCTCGAAGCACAGGAGCCAATCGGCAATTTTGTTTATATGGAAACGGTCCCAGAGTGTGTCGAAAGCACAAACTGGGACCTCAGCACACTGAAAGGGAGCGTGCCTATGTTTGATATTAACACAACATTCCTGGATTGTTACAAGATTGACAATCCCGATCTTGCCATCTTCCCCGGCAAGCGACACACCATCGATAACCCGCTTGTCCACAAAGGTGACAGGGTTACTGTCCTGCGTCGGATGACGCACGGGTACGGTTATATCTACTTCTTTGTTACGTCTGCTGGCCTGACAGGCTGGATACGCAGCGATGCAGTCAGTCTGGTGCTGTCATGAACTACACCATTCTTGCCATTCTTAACTCGCTGGCCTGTGGCGGTTGCATTTACCGCCATACAGATCACGCTGAAGTCTATCCGCTTTATTCTGAGTGCGAATGGGCTGCCTATGATATTCCTCTCAGGATATTCTGGGAAATGTATGTCGGGGGATTGATCGAAGAATACTACGATCCCACCACGCTTGAGTTCCAGTTCTACGACATCTCAATCTACGGTGAGCGGACTCGCAAGGAATTACTGGCGGTGTCCCGATGACTCACGCTCAACTCTGCCAGGACATTGTGACCTCAATTCGTCAGGACTCTGTAACCATCTCCGATGAGCAGGCCCTGATCGACATCACTGCTGCTGCCGGTCTGGCTGCGATGCTTAGCCTTAGCCCGACAGAATATCTGCGGCTGGCAGAACGTGCCTTCAAGGAAATGGGGCGACGGAAGTTGGCTGCCAGCGTTCACGCGGTCTGTATGAAACTCATCATGGAGGACGACTAATGCGGCGCTGTGAAGAATGCGGACGTTCTAATGTAACGCTCCACGAAGAAGGTGGCGTGTTCATCTGCAATCACTGTCTGGTCGGTGGACCAACAACGATTGAAGACTACTCCAACATGATGATGCTCGTCCATGAGCACACTTGCTCATGGCATTATGGGGCAGTGTTCGCAGTCGACGAATATCTGGCTTATCAGATGGAACGCGCCAACGGCATCGACCCGTATCACTTGAGCGAAGCGGAAATGGACGATTGGGCACAGCGCTGCAATGCATTTCTCGCACTGGCCTATATCAAAGGCGGTAGCAATGCCTGAATTTAACGTGAACGGCGTGGTAATTGTAGCAACAAAGCGACAGGATGACTGGTACGCCTGCCTGAAACTTAGTACGGCTACATGGGGCAATGGCAGAACGATGGATGAGGCCATTGGCAGTTGTTTTGTGACTGCCGCCTCGCACGATCCTGTACTGGCGAACCCTGCGCAATGGCCTACGCCAACGAAAGAACGCGCAGAGGAGTGGCTGAAGGATCAGGCAGATGGTCACTCCTTCAAGCGCTTGAAGTCGCTGGGCTTTTACCGTGAACCTGGACACAACTGCCCTCAATGCGGGTCGGAACAGACCAACCAGATGACAGATCGGGCGTGGGACTGCTCTGCCTGCGGGAATGAGTGGCTGGAAGAACCAATGGGTCCAACGGCTGATCGTGTCAAACTGAGCAAGAGTCAGATACATCACTTACGAGTTGCCAAAGCGCGGCAAGCTCATCCTCATCCTCACTATGGTGAATGGGTTGATCCAAAAGATACCTATCTCGAACAGAAAGCGGCAGGCAAGTTTCTTCGCCACGCTTGTTTTCGCACACTGGCTGCGCAGGGTCTGGTCGAGAAGAAATTGATGTCTGTCGATGGTCTCCGCACTTTCAAATGTATGGTGTATCGCATCACGTCCGAGGGCATTAATGCCCTGAGATCAAACGGGATTAACTGATTATGTCTGCCTTACCCAATACTCCTGCCCAGACCGTCCCGAACTACAAGGCTGACCCGTGGAAGTGGGAGGCGTATGCGCGGGGTCTGATGAAGAATCAGCTTAAGGTCGAGAAGATCGACCAATACCAATCGGCTGTCAATTACATTGTCAACTCAGCATGGCGACAGGCCGATGCATCTGGCGTACTTGGTGACATGGATGCCATGTGGGAACGTTTCAACAAGATGGTTGAGTTCTACCGCACAGATAAGCGGTCAGAGACTCCCGCTGCTGAGCGCATTCGTGCTTACGGTCTCAAACTTAATCTTCCTCTTGAAAAGATTAAGGAGATTGAGCATCTGGCTGCCCCTGGTGGGTTGTCCAACGTCACGCACTACTACGAGGCAATGGAAAAGGCTGTGATCAAGATGCGCCAGCCAGCAAAGCCTCCGGTGCAGCCTGCTCCACCGACAAAGACTGATGCCCAGGAAGCAGATGAGGCTTTCGGGAAGAAGCCTCCCCGCCGCGATCTGGTTAATCCCGGCAATTGGACTCATGAGACTGCCAAACTGAACGCGGTCTATGCTGAACTGGACGAGCAGGGGTTCAACCGCTACAACATCCATCCAAAGGATAAGTCGGGCATTATCCGCGCAGCGCTGGAAGTGGATGACATTCACAAGACGACACTGGGACCGCAGGCAGTGGTCATTAAAGTTCTGGCCTATATCGAAGTAACCTATAAGAAGGACAAACCACCAATGGTAGCCAAGTTTACTCCTGCCGACTGGAAAGAGTGGGCGAGTAGCCACGAAGACATTAAAAGCGAGATCCTGACTGCGCTCAACGCCAATCGCGCTTCTCGTGAATTGCCAGCCATTAAGGGCGGCAGCGAATGGGATCTGGACCTCGAAGCGGCTGAGGATGCGGTTCAACTCTATCTGGCAAACCGGGGAGATAAACCCGCAGAAGAAGAAAAGAAGACTCCACCTCCAGCAGCAGAGAAGAAAGCCGCGCCGCCTGCCCGTCCACCTGTCCAGCCTGGTGGCGGCAATCCTTTTCATCCTGCGGTATTTGCAGGCAGCAAACTGCGGATGGCACTGGCCGGTCCGTCTGGATCAGGGAAGACATGGACCGCGCTTACTGTTGCCTCTGGTCTGGTCGAAGGCGGCAAAGTGGCTGTTATTGACACTGAGCGGGGCAGTGCGAAAAAGTACGCCAAATACTTTCAGTTCGATGTTACGGAACTGTCCAGTTATCACCCTGATACCTATGTGAAGGCTATCAATGATGCTGTGAAGTTCGGTTACAGCGCGCTGGTCATTGATAGTTTATCTCACGCATGGGACGGAGATCGGGGCATCCTGAGCATCGTCAATGATGCAGGCGGATCGTTCGATAAGTGGAAGACTGCCAATCCAATTCTGTGGAGACTGATCAGCACCATCCTGGATGCCGACATTCACATCATTGCCACCATGCGCGTGAAAACCGAGTACGTCATGGAGCCTTACACTGACAATCAGGGACGGTCCAAGACTCAGCCACGCAAGGTTGGCCTCGCGCCAAAGATGAAGGATGGCATTGAATACGAATTCGATGTCTTTGCCGAGATAGACATGGAGAACACCATGACTGTCACCAAATCCCGTTATCCCGAACTGAACGCAGCCTCCTATCCGAAGGCAGGCAAAGAAGTTGCCGCTGTCCTCAGCAAAGCACTGGTAGGTTAACATGAGCGATATCACCACACTGCGGAAGAAGGCCGAGGCCATTCAGACCGCCCTGAACGATCTCATTCTGGAAATTGAACTGCTGGAGATTGAACAGGTTGCGAAGGACAACAACCTGAAACCCGCAGTGGTGGATGCTCCTCCCCCGCCAAAGAGTCTGGTCGGTCTGAGTTCGTTCCTTGCGACTTCAGCGGAGACTATTGATCTTCCTGGTGCGCGAAAGATGGCAGGCGTGGAGAAGCCCATGCCAGCGAATATTGGCTATGCGCTGGGACAAGTCCCCCCCAAAGCAACGAGCGAATTGGATGTTGCGTTGGGGCGTGTGCCATCTGAACCTGTAGAAGAATCTATTGTCCTGTCTCCAGAACAAAAAGAAGTAATAGACAGGGTAGTGAATGGAACTGAGCACTTCTTCATTACAGGCAATGCAGGAACGGGCAAAAGTGTAGTGTTGACCGAACTGGTTAAGCGGTTATCGTGGGGGTCTACCGTAACGCTGGCCCCGACAGGCAAGGCTGCGGTTCACGTCAACGGTATGACTATTCACTCCTTTTTTGGCCTCAAGCCCGAAGCGCTGTCACCCGACAAGATTCACGAACTGCCTGATGACAGCAAAGACAAGTTTAAGTCACTGCGGATGATCATCATTGACGAAATTAGCATGGTCCGTGCTGATTTAATGGACGCGATAGATGTTTTTATGCGCAAAAATGGCAATGATGCCAGTCGTCCATTTGGCGGATGCCGGATGATCATGATCGGGGACCTCTTCCAGCTTGCCCCTGTTTCCAGCGAAGATGAAGTGAAACACTGGCTGGAAGATCGCTACGGCATCAATACGCCCTACTTTTTCCATGCCGCAGTCTGGCGCGAGACTCCACTGATTACCTGCGAACTAAAAACTATCTTTCGCCAGAAAGACCCGGTATTCACCAATACGCTCAACCTGATTCGCAATGGCAAGGCTAATAACGCGGATTTAAATCTCATCAATCACCGTACCAACGCTGCCTTTAAACCGCCCAGCAATGAAGTGTGGGTCACGCTTACCACAACAAACAGCGCTGCCGATGTAGCCAATCAGACAATGATGGATGAACTGCCAGGTGAGCCAACCATCTTCAAGGCGGATGTTATTGGAGACTTCAAGTTATCCGACTCGCCTACCGATGCAGAATTAAAACTCAAGGTTGGTGCTGTTGTTATGTTCATCAAAAACAACAGGGCAGCGGGTTATATCAATGGCACGATGGGGCGTATCACCTCGGTTAAGCCGCTCAAAGTCGAGATTACTAACGAGGAAGGCGAGAGTCAGTTTGAAGTCGAGGTCAGCAAAGCAACCTGGGATCAGATTACTTACGATTATGACAGGAAAGAAAGAAAGATCGTTAAGCATGTCAAAGGCCAGTTCATCCAGATTCCGCTCAAGCTCGCTGCTGCCATTACGATCCATAAAGCGCAGGGGTTGTCCCTGAGCCGTGTTATTGTCGATCTGGGTCACAAGGCTTTTGCTGCTGGACAGACGTATGTTGCCATCAGTCGCGCACGCACTCTGGCAGGTTTGGTGCTTCGACGACCTGTTTATATGAAAGACCTGATTATCTCTCCCGAAGTCCAAGCGTTTCTGGCAGGTAGGCCCATTGCTCAGCCAAGACCTGTATCCGACCAATTGATGCTAGAAATTCCAGATAGTCCAGCGAAGCCTGCCGAGAAAATCGACGCAGCATAGGAATCTCAAATGGATACCCAGATTATTACCACGTTCACGGACGAACAGCGGAAGACGTTCACCGATTGCGAAAAGGTGCTCAACGAAAACGAGTCGGCTTTTCTTGCTTCGATCCGTGCGCTCAAGACTATCTCAGATGGTCAGTTGTACCGCATCAAAGGCTTCGACACATTTGAGGCTTTTCTGGCAGCACGCCAGGTAAAAATTGCCCGTGGCGCAAAGCGTGCCGCTCAACTCATCCGGCATGTGGGCATTGTCGATACGCTGGCCCAGCAGCCGGGGATCACGGTGCTGCCAGACAACGAACGCCAGACTCGTGAATTGAAATTCTCTGACCCGGTTGAACTGGCTGCCGCATGGCTGGGCGCACAAACTGCCAGCGGAGAGGACCAGCCATCTGGCTCATGGGTCAAAAGCAGCGTGCAGACCCTGACCGAAGCAAAGGTAATGGAAAGTGTCGATTTGAACAGAGGTGTGAATGCACCTGTTACGGCAGAGAACGTCACCGAGTCGACCATCATCAAAGAAGGCGAACGCATACAGCGGATGCGCGATAACGTCAAAGCGGCACGCGCCCGTAGTAAACGCAGCAAGCCTGCGGCAGTGTTTGAGGGCACATTTGAAGAGTCCTATAAGGATGATGATCCCGCACTGGGCTTCACGTTTATCGGTCACACGGCTGAGCAGATTGCGGCATTGATGGCTGGTAAATGCTATCGGTTCGTGGTCTATGAAATCCCTGTCGAGGTGCAAGCGTAA